TACATTATACGAATTGGGACTATCGTCCGCCTTTGTATGGCAAATTTCCTGCATTTTTAAAGTACCAATTAGATTTAGTCATTAGCCTGAAATGTTCTGATTTGATTCGCTCCCTGTCCTGCTCCCTGCATCTTCGGTATTCAAGTCCGGTAATGATTTCCATAGGGTCGCATCGCATGACTTCGGCGATGTCCAGTATCACGGCAAGCGGCAAGCGAAGTCTGTCGCGTCTGTATTGTGATACTTCAGACGCTGAAACGTCCCATCTTTTTGCCAGTGCATAATCAGATCTGATGCGTAAGCGACCTTTTGCCAAGTCTAACCAGTCTTTTTGAGTAAACATAATAAAATCAAAGCCTTGTTTAATCATGTAATTTAAATACTACTATGATTAGACAAGGCTCGCTATTTGAGCGTGCGCTCACTGTGGTTTTATGCTGTTGGGAAGTTTGTCCAGTTCGATAAATTCGGCGTTGGGGGAAGAAAAAAGACAGTATAAGTTTAGCTTTGTCGGTTTTTGGGGTTTTAGGCAATCAAGTGCTTTTGATTCTCCTTGTATGAATCCTGTGAAATATCCGATTAAAAAGCCTATTGCAATGAGTAATAGGTGTTTTAGGGTTTTCATTGGTGTGTGTCTTTTTCGTCGTCCATAAGATAAAAGCCCATATCGTCTATATCTACTCTTTCCGCTACTTCATCTATCAGAAAATTGATGATGTCAACTTCTTTTATTGGTCTTTGTGATTTTATAAGAAGCTCTATGGCTTTCTCTCGGAGAAGCTCGCCTCGTTTTTCGTTGATACCTACGGATTTTATAAATTTTCTCATTTTAAACAATCCACTATAAAAAAAAGTAATTATATCGCATTGACTTTATGAAATTATGAGTTTATATTTCGTTCAGTTTTTTATGATTTTATAAATCTATAAAGGTTTGTGTTTATGAGTAATCGCAGCGCAAAAGTGATACAGGAAAAAGCAGGCTGGCGGGTTGAGTGTCGTGAAAATGGGAATTTGCTCCATACGCTTTATTTTGATCTTCGATCTGAAGTTTTAGCCTTGTCTCGTGCAGAAATGTGGGTGGCTGCGGGTGTAGCTTTGTCTGTTTCATACGGTGTACCTAAGCAAGATTTGGGGTGTATAGATGAGTAATTTAGGGGCTTGGGAT